GCCCGTGCTGAGGAGAAGATAGAATCTTTGCAAGAAGATCATAATAAACAATACGACCGAATTAATAAGTTATCGATGAAAATAGACGATATCGAAAGAATTGTAAGAGATAACCAAAGATCGGTTCAATTTATGCACAAACTATTTTGGGTGGTTGTTGTAGCGGCCGCCGGAGCTATAACAACTAACATATGGATGTAAAAAAATGCAAGTAAAAGAAGTTTCAAAAGGTATGATTGGTCGATACCTGAAAAAGGTTCCAGCCTCTTCAGCCGATGCCGGAAGAAAATCCAGCGGTGCTATGGGGATTGGTCCAGAAGATCAAAAGAAACAAATGAAAAAAGGAATTAGTCAATTTGTCAATAGACAAAAAGGTACAACAATGGCGGTCGATAAAATGACAGGTAAAGCAAAAGTAGCGGCAACGGAATCATTTGTAATTCCGGAAGACATTCCGTTTAAAGAACGTAATGCTTTTATGGGAGCGGCAGCAGCTGCACATAAAGCTGGTAAATCACATTTTAATTTTGGCGGGAAAAAACATCCTGTTACAATGAAAAAAGATACAGCAAGAGCCGTTAACAGCAGTACAACAGAAGGAACTGATGAGGCAAAACGTACAGTCCATTCTGATAAAGAAGATCGACTGGTAACAATGAAAATTAAGAATCCAAAGAAAAAGTCCGGTGAAACAGCTACAATGAACCCCAAACTTGGAACCGACAAAGGCAAATCTGAAATGGAACAAAAAGAAGAAGCACATCCGATGTTCAAGGATGGTAAAAAAGTTATGGTCAAAACAAAAGCCGACCATGACAAATACGCAAAAATGGGGTATACCATGAAAGAATCAATCAGAAGTAAGTTAATTGCTGTTCTTGAAGGTGATAGAGCGGCACACTATAAAAGTGCTACTGAGCCAGAAGAAATGGACTCAAAAATGTCGCCTGGTGGTAAAAAGATGAAAGCCGACATGGAAAAGGGTATGGCTCCTAACGATACTCTAAAGAAGGCTTTCGACGATGTAACAAAAGCCGGCCAGGCAGGTCCAAAAGGTAAACTAAGGTCGAACGATAAACAGGATGGCGATAAGAAGATGATGACACCTGACGACATTACTAAAAAAGCTGGCATGAAAGAAGAAACAAGAGATCAACTAGCTGGTATTAAAGCTGCTTACGCTTCAATGAATGAATAAGGCTAATGATATTTAATATATAGCTACATGATGATATTCGATGAACTGACAGAAGAGAACCTGTTTCTTTATGCTGCAAAACATTATTACAATCCTAAGTTTTCTGATATTGAAGAATTCTATGAGGACTTGAAACGATTTAAATATATTAAGCGGCTGGTAAATCGATATTTAGATCATGATGAATTAGGTGAAAGGCTAATACTCAATCACCTAATTGTTATTTTTAATTCTTTTGGTATTGAAGCAAGTTTGAATATGTTAGAATTAAAGCTTGATGATAAGCATTGGCCGGTCATTAAGCCTTTTTTAATTTTTCTAAAGTATATAGAAAATAACCAGTATTTGGGTATTGCAATGGATCAGGAAGTAGTCGAAAGGTTAAGAAAAATATAATGGGTATTGTTAAAAGAGCTGCAGATCTTACCTATACCTTCCGATTTATCCGAATGATGGTTATGGATTGGAAGAACTGGGATGCATATAAGTTGGGTATTATTGATGAAAATGGTAAGAGACAGAAAGACGTTAAATTAGACACTGACGAAAAAAGATCTGCTTACACACCATTCATCCGTCTTGCTGCTAATATAAAAAGATTAGTTTCAAAAATACCTGGTGGCGGTTCAAAATTGGGTTCTTTTGCATCGGCACTTTTTCTTATTAAAGAACATTGTAAGCTTACCGATAAAGAACTTACCAAAATATTAGATAAATGTAATATCGAATCGCTTGATATATTAAGCGAGGCAAATAGTAGTTGGTTTACGCTTGAAGATAAACAACTTATACCGGGTGTATATCAAATTAGAGAACCAAAAATACTAAACAAAAATTTTGAAGAATGGGTTAGGCCAAAAGATCAAATTAGAATCAAAGAGGATTGTTTCCCAGTTGGTGATGTATTTGGATTAGATATTTACGAAGCTATCCATATGAAAACAAATCAGAGGATATACATTGCAACCTCGGAAATATACAAATGAGCAATAAAAGAATACCAAGAAAAAAAGGACAACCAGCAGGGAGTGATAAACACAGTGACTTATACACTGATGAAAACCCAAAAGGAACAATCCACGGGCTTAAGTTCGCAACAGTCGAGGATGCAAAAGCATCAGTCGCAAAAATCAAGAAATCAGGTAGATCCCACGCGCACAAAATTCAAGCTGCCATCGCCATGGAACAGAGAGCTCGAGTTATGGGAAAGGCCGGACCTGCCAATGTTTATAGAAAGTTCATAAATGCTATGAAACAGAAAACAAAAGATATGAAAGAAAATAAAGGTCTTTGGGCAAATATTGCAGCGAAACGTGAAAGGATTAAAAGAGGATCCGGAGAACGTATGAGAAAGAAAGGTGAAAAAGGCGCACCAACTCAAGATGCAATTGCAAGTGCAAAAAGAAAAAGTGCAGCAAACATGGGTGAATCTAGCCATCCTAATATTTGGGATAATATTCGTAAACGTAGAGCAGCAGGTAAACCTAGACTAAAGCCTGGCCAAAAGGGTTATCCTAAAACATTAGATCTTCCAGAAGAAGTACCAGGAACAAATACTACGTCAATTCCAAATCCTGCAGATACAGCAATGGGCCCAAGGTTTAAAACAACTACTACGCAAGATAAAAGAAAAAAGAAAAGACCAGCTGTTTTGAAAAGATTTGCAAGGTTTATAGAACCACAAAATGATTAAAATTTATATGGCATTAATGATAGCTGGTTTACTAGCATCGTTTGGGTATGGTGCTTACTGGTATTATAATGACACCCAACAACGCATTGCCACGCTAAGAGAAAACAACGCACAGTTAGAAGTTGCTGTACAAACAGCAAATGCAAGTGCTGATACTCTAAGAGCTGATGTTGCAAAGATGGGAAAATTAAATAACCAATTACAAGCCGATTTACAAAAGGCAGAAGCTTATGGTGATGAATTACGAGGTAAGTTAAGCAGATTAAACCTTGTGGTTGAAGCATTAAGAGACGCAAAAGTTTTAGAAGGAAAAATGAATGGCGCTACAGCAAAGCTATGGCGTGGATTTATGGAAGATACTGGGAACGACGCTGGCAGTCAGTCTCCTCTTCCTGACTGGCTGCAGCAGAACTCCGGAACCGGTGATTCAAACGGTAGTCAAGGTGGAGAAGACAACAGTTCCAATAGTAGCCCGGCCGAAACCACTCCAGTTAACTGATACGCAAGTACGTGTCGTTACTAAAGAAAATCTAGAAATATTTCTAGAACAATATGAAAAGCAATATGGGGAAGTAGCATTTGTCGTTATAAGTATGCAAGATTATGAAAACCTTGCTTTAAATATAGCTGAGCTACGTAGATATATCAATCAACAAATTGAAATTATTGTTTATTATGAAGAGGCAGTAAAACAAGAAGAGGAGAACAATAATGATTGATCTTATATTAGGGTTGGCGGTACAATTTTGGCCGATGACAACTTTTATTATATTAGTTATTATTGGATTTATTGTAAATCAGTTTGATAGGAAGATAGATAATAGAGTAAATTTCAGTTATAAAGATTACCCACATATGAAGCCAGTAAGAATAGCTACAAAAGGAAAAGGATTCTGGAGTGCAATTCTATTATGGGTATTTGGTACAAGACACTGGGAAATAGTTAAAGACTTTCGCTATTCTTTGAATGGTGAAGATTATATTATTCCAAAAGGATTTAAATTCGACGGTGCAAGTGTACCAAAATTTCTGGCACAATTTCTTTCACCGGTTGGTTTATTACTGATTGGGGGATTAATACACGATTATGGCTATAAGTATGAAACGCTATTGTTAAAAAATGGAAAGACTATTGGTAATAAAGACCAAAAATGGATGGACCAAACTTTTAGAGATATCAATATTGAGGTAAATGGATTTTATCTTTTAAATTATTTAGCATATTGGGCTTTAAGAGTTGGAGGTTTTGTTGCCTGGAATAAACACAGAAAAGTAAATGCTAAACTAAATTAGGGAAATAGTTAAATGAAAATTGGCGAACAAATTATTGAAGCTGCAAAAAAGCAGGCTGAAGGCGAACTTGAAGTACATAAAACAAATATTGCAGTTTATCAAACAATGCCAGCAGGTATTGGTGAACACAGCGATATAGTAGAAGCTGTTATGGCTGAGCTTGATAAAATGGCTGCAGCACATGACAGACTGGAAATGATAGAAAAATATTTTCAGTAAACGTATCGATTCGGGGGTTTACAAAATCCCCGAAATGATATATAATACTACAAATAAATTAAAAATCAATTATAAGAGGTAAGTAGAATGGCAACAGCAACTGTTGACACAAGGAAGTTTTTGTCGGAAACCAAATTCTACGAAGGCTATTCCCGTTATAAAGAAGATGAAAGCCGATATGAATCTTGGGATGAAGCAGTAGATCGTGTTATTGGAATGCATGAAAATTACTATAAGAATAGTAATAATAAATTAGCTGAATATTTTGAAGAAGCCAGAAAGGCATATAAAGAACAAAGAGTACTTGGTGCACAACGTGCTTTGCAATTTGGTGGTGAACAATTATTAAAACACCAAATGAGAATGTATAATTGTACATCCTCTTATGTCGATAGACCAGAATTTTTTGGTGAGGTATTTTATATTCTTCTCTGTGGTGCTGGTGCAGGTTTCTCTGTACAGAAACATCACGTTAAGAAATTACCAAAAATCCAACCAAGAACAAAACAAGCAAAAGGTTATGTAGTAGAAGACTCGATTGAAGGTTGGGCATCAGCACTTGATGTACTAATGGCTTCATACTTTGTGGACGGAGGTAAATATCCAGAGTTCGCAGGTCGTAGAGTATTCTTTGACCTATCACAGATTCGACCAAAAGGTGCAAAGATTTCAGGTGGATTTAAAGCACCAGGTCCAGAAGGTTTACGTCGATCACTCGACAAAATCGAACACCTACTTCAAGGTATTGTACTTGATTCCAAAGAGCCAGTACCAATTAAACCAATTAATGCATATGACATTTGCATGCACGCAGCAGACGCCGTACTTTCCGGCGGCGTAAGACGTTCAGCAACTATCTGTCTCTTCTCACCGGATGATGAAGAGATGATGAATGCAAAGACTGGTAACTGGTTTATGGATAATCCCCAGCGCGGTAGATCAAACAACTCTGCCGTTATTGTAAGAGATAAAACAACTGCTGATCAGTTTGGCAAGATTATGGAATCTGTTAAACAGTTTGGTGAGCCTGGTTTTGTCTTTGTTGAATCAACTGAGCATACAACCAACCCGTGTGTTGAGATTGGCATGTATCCGAAACTTGGTAAGAAATCAGGTTGGCAAGGTTGTAACCTTACAGAAATTAATGGGGGAATGTGCAATACCGCGGAAGACTTCTATCAGGCCTGTAGAGCAGCGTCTATCCTCGGTACACTCCAGGCAGGGTACACTGACTTCAAATTTCTCTCGGATACTTCTAAGAAGATCTTTGATCGAGAAGCCCTGCTTGGAGTTTCTATTACTGGCTGGATGAACAATCCTGGCATTTTGTTTGATGATAAGATTCTTGAAAAAGGAGCAAAGATTGTTAAAGAAGTTAATAAAGAGTTGGCAGCTATCTTGGGTATCAATCCTGCTGCTCGTACTACTTGTGTTAAGCCTTCTGGCAATGCATCAGTATTACTCCAGACTGCTTCAGGCATACACGCAGAACACTCTTCCATGTATATCCGTAACGTGCAAATGAACAAAGAGTCAGAGATTACTCAAGCAATTATAAAATCTAATCCATATATGGTTGAAGAGTCAGTTTGGTCAGCAGGTGGAACAGACGTTGTTGTTTCGTTCCCAATTATCCCACATGAAGAATCAATTTACAAAGATGATCTGATCGGTGTAAAACATCTTGAGCTTGTAGCAAAAGCACAGAAACACTGGGTTAATGCTGGTACAAATGAAGATCTTTGTGCAGATAAAGGTATTCGTCACAACGTATCAAATACAATTATTGTAGACGACTGGGACGAAGTAGAAAAATATGTATTTGAAAATAGACATTCATTTGCAGGTATTTCTTTCCTCCCAATGTCAGGCGATAAAGATTATAACCAAGCACCAAATACAGCAGTTATTACAGCAAAAGATATGGTAAAAGAGTACGATACAGCTGCAGTCTTTGCATCTGGTATGGTAGTTGATGCTCTTAAATGTTTTGACAATCTTTGGACTGCTTGCTCAACAGCAAGAGGGTTTGGTGAAGACTTATCTCTGGAATCATCTAATAATGCAATGAAACAAGATTGGGTTCGTAGATTTAATAACTTTGCTGATAACTATCTAGATAGCGATTCAGTCAAAGCTGAACACTGTTTAAAAGATGCGTTTCTTTTACATAAATGGAATAAGATTCAAAAGAATCTAAAACCAATTAAATGGAAAAATGATTTAACAGCAAAGAAATATGTCGATGTTGATACAATTGCCTCAGCAGCTTGTGTTGGTGGTGCTTGTGAAATCGACTTCTGAAGTTGAATCCCCTTGTATTAAAGTTTGTGTAATAGAAGACGGATACTGTATAGGTTGCGGTCGTACACAGGATGAAATTCGCGAATGGTTTTATGCTGACGACGATCGCAAACTAGAAATATTAGAAAGGCTAACGAATGGATGAACTGGATGAATGGGAAATAGACTGCGACATATGCTATACGGTATCTATTGTACATGCATGTGAACCACCAGATTTTTGTCCAATGTGTGGTCGTAGAGCTTTACCAGTACTGAAAAACCGGGGCATCGAAGAGGACTTTTTAGAAGACGAATAAATATCTTTATGACTTGGTATTATAAAGATAGTGAATATAGTACGCCTGGAGAATATCAGGGGTTTGTATATCGTATAACAGAACTTGATACAGGTAAAATGTATATTGGTAAAAAGAATTTTTGGAAACCAAAAATACTTCCTGTAACAAAAACCCGTAAAAGAAGAAAAAGAACCATTGTAGAATCCGATTGGAAAAAATATTATGGTTCGAATATACGTGTGAAAGAACTTCTTGAATCGAAAGGTGAAGCTGGATTCAAGCGTGAGATATTACATTTGTGTAAGACAAAAGGCGAAATGTCTTATATGGAAGCAAAGTTACAATTTACGTTTGACGTACTCCTTTCGGATCGATACTATAATGAATTTATTGGTTGTAAAATACATTCAAATCACGTAAAACATTTAAAAGAATCATTTTAGGGGGTTTACATTCCTGGCATCCTATGGTACAATAGTATCACAATAGGAAAAGAGGAGATATACCTATGACCCATACAATCCAACTTGACATCGCAGCCGGTTGCCCATTCGAAGAAATTATCAAAGATACGCTTAAGTTTGACATTGCCGCCAAACTTATAACACTCATTGGTCCTGGCGGCGGAAACTCAATTTATGAATTCTACGGAACATTTGAAAACCTACTTCAGTTCTGTAAGACCTACGACTTTCCGGAAGAATACATCGAACCAATAAAGGCCTAATTATGATACTTGTTGACTTCAGTGGCATCTGTCTTGCCACCATCCTTATTAACAAAGAGAATGACGAACGTATGATTCGTCATATGACTCTCAATTCTCTTCGTATGTACAACCAAAAATTCAAAGAAGATTATGGACAAATGGTTCTTGCATGCGATGGTCCGAATAACTGGCGGAAAGAATACTTTCCACAATATAAAGGCGTACGTAGGAAAAGCCGGCAGGAGTCTACGTTTGATTGGAATGAAGCATTTCGTATTCTGAATAGTCTACGTGAAGAGATACGTGATAACTTTCCATACAAGGTTATCCATATGGATCAGTGTGAAGCAGACGACATTATTGGTACACTTGTAGAAAATAGCCAAGAGTTCGGTAACTTCGAACCAATTATGATTGTATCTGCAGACGGCGACTTTAAACAATTACAAAAGTACGACAATGTAAGTCAGTGGTCACCACTTACAAAAAAGCTTGTCGAAGAAGGTCATCCCCGTCAGAACCTCAAGCTTAAGATCTTACAAGGCGATACTGGTGACGGTGTACCAAACGTATTGTCTGACGACAATACACTTATAGAAGGACGTAGGCAAACCCCGCTTTCAAAGAAAAAGAAAGAAACAATCTTACAAGATCTAAGTGATGGTGAATTACTTTATGCTGCATCTTGGTATAGGAATTATTGTCGCAATGAAACCCTAATTGATTTATCAAAAACACCGAGTTCTCTAAAACAAAATATTATAAATAATTTTATGGAACAAGATCCATGGGGTAACAAAGGCAAAGTATTCCCATATCTTGTATCAAAGAAAATGAATCGCTTAATTGAAAGCGTAACGGAGTTTATTTAATGGCGAAATTAGTTCATGAAGTATTAACTGAAGTTGGTTCTAGAAAAAGAAAGATAGATAGGATTCAAATTCTCAAAGAAAATGAATCTTGGGCATTAAAAGATATTATTCGTGGTTCAATGGATAGTACTGTTGAATGGAATCTTCCTGGTGGAGATCCTCCATACGCAGCTTGTGAACCTCACAATGCCCCAACAAATTTACTTAGAGAAAATAAACAATTTAGATATTTTGTTAAAGGCGGTCCAGGTGACAAAATGAATGCGCCTAAAAGAGAAAATATCTTTATCGGTTTGATAGA